GTTAGAACTAACAATAACACCCAACATAGTGCATTTGATGGTGTTTATTCTAATGCTGCTGCTAACTATAATTCAACTTTCCCTTATGCAAAATCAGCAGGTACTACTTACCAAACCACTTCATTGTATGATTCATTCTACAATAATGGTAGTGATTTTGATGATATTGGTGGTCTTTTTGACAGAACTAAAGGTAAAGTTAATCCTAGGTCTATTGCTGCTGCTACAATCGTTTCAGGTACTGCTGGTGGCGCAAATGGTTCACCAAGAGTTTTAGTTAAATTCTCAGGATTCACTATTACCAATGAAGGTAAGTTATCAGGCCCAATTGGTAGCCCTGTTGATACTGAGTCATTCTTAATGAGTTTAAAAATTACAGCAACTTCTGCTTTAACTTCTCAGGCTGATGGTTCAACTATCATCGGAGCAGGTGAGCCAATTCCTTTTAGACTTCCAATGCAAGCTTATGCAAAAGAAATCGTTGCTAAAAATACTGATTATATTCTTGTTGAGTTAATTCTTAACTCACCTATAAGTGGTGGAACAGTTTATGGTTCAAATACTTATGCTACAGGTACAAGTACAGGTTTAAAATCTGCTGCACAATTTACTGCTGCTAACCTTACTGCTAGTTGGAAAGAATACTCTTCTATGGAAGAAGATGCTGAAATTCCTCAAGTAACCTTTACTTTTGATTTCATTGACGTTTCTGTTGAAAAGAGAATGTTAGGTGCTACCTTCACTCCTGAACTTCAGCAAGACGTTAACGCTTTCCACTCAATTGATGTTGAGGCTGAATTAACTGCTCTTCTTTCTGAGGTTGTTTCGGGTGAAATTGATAGAGAAATTCTAAGAGACCTTCGTAAATCTGCTTCACATGTTGAAGTTTTTGATTACGCAGCATTTGATAGAAGATTTAATAATGTTGGTGCAGGTTTTGCAATTACTCGTAAGGATTACAACCAAGAGTTGATTACTAAGATTAATCAAATCTCTGCTCGTATCATGAAATTTACTCTTCGTGGTGGTGCAAATTGGGTTGTATGTTCTCCTGAAATTGCTGCTGTTCTTAATGACCTTGAGTACTTCCATGCTACTGATGCTTCTGCTGAAGAAACTAAGTTCTCTTTAGGTATTGAAAAAGTTGGTTCAGTTGCTAACAGATACACAGTATATGTTGATGCTTATTCTCCTGCTGGTGTTGTTCTTGTAGGACACAAAGGAGATTCAATCTTCCACGCAGGTTACATCTACGCTCCATATGTACCGTTGATGCTTATGCCTAAAACCATTAACCCTGCTGACTTCAAACCTGTAATGGGCATCATGACTCGTTATGCGAAGAAAGTTGTTAACAACAGGTTCTATGGTAAAGTATTGGTACAAGGTTTACCAAGTGCTTCTCCTTCTGAATTTATGTTAGATACAATTAACTAATCTAATTTAGAATAAAAAATTAAGGGGTAGATTTTTCTACCCCTTTTTTTTATACTATTTACAATAAAAAATGATTAAGATAACATACTCAAAAAAACTTAGTGATTTAAACCCTGCTAAATTTAAGCATATTTCGACATTTTTAAAATTTTGTAGAGATGAGTTAGGTATAACAAATGATATAAGAGTTTTTTTATTAATTAAAAAAAATAAGTTAAGTATAACAACAGGAGGTTATAATTCAACGGATAAATGTGTTTATATTATTTTTGAAGGAAGACAAATTGCTGATATATTAAGAACAATTGCACATGAACTTGTTCACCAAAAACAAGATTTGCAAGAAAAAATTGTTGGTGATATACCTGATATTGGGGGTGTAATAGAGGATACTGCTAATGCTCTTGCAGGTAGATTAGTTAAGATGTATGTAAAGAAATATGATGCTAGAGATATTTACTCTCTATAGATTATAAATGCACTTATTCCTTGTGACAAAAATATATAATACCAAGGTATTGAAAGGTAAAGAGAAAATATTAAAAATATAAGAAAACAAACCCATACTGAAAAACATTTAATACATGTTCCAAGAGGTTTTGCTAACTTTTTTGATATTGGTTCTACATATTTTAATAATAAAATATAATACCAATCTAAGATATTTCCTTCATTAAAGGAAAAGTCAGCCACCTTGGTTATCTGAGCAGAGCAGAAACCAATTACAATTGATAAAAATAAATTTCCCATTACTTTCTAGGTCTTCTGATAATTACTGATGGTTTTTTAGTACCACTGCATCCACAACTTTTATTTTCCATATTAAATCATATTTTTTAAGTTCTCTGGCAATCTATAATCTTTTACATATGTTGCTGTAATATCATTATAGAATGCTTTATAGTTATACATCTGATTAGATGTTGTAAAATTAGTTACTGTATTAATCTCATAGAATCTTTTAGTATCGTTATCATCATAAGAAAAATAATCACCTCTTTTGATATCAATACCAAATTTATCTAATTCATCGGTATAAACTCCTAATTTAACTGTTTCAACGTTTTCATTAACTAACATACTACCACCAATTTTTATTTTTTCTGAAGGTGGTATTGAAATCCAAACACTTAATTTATAAGGTCCAATAAATTCTTTTTCATTTGGCATACTTTCACCATATATATCTTTTTTTGATTCAACCATATTAATTGAATAAAGGTATATTGAAAGACCCATATCATCTGCAATATATTCTTTAGACATTCTAATGTCAGCTTCAAAATCTTTTTGATTATAAAATGAAGTTCTATTCATAGTTTATTTCCAAATTATTCCTGTTTGAGGAGGTGTATATTGTAATACTTTATTTAAGTTTTCAGCAATTGAACCTTTCTTTTCCATAATTTTTTGATATGTAAATTCTGCTAATTGTTCAATAAGTTCTTTAAATATTAAATCTTTTTCCTTTTCATAATCATCGGCAAAGTACTTGTAATCAATCTCCAAAGTATCATCCCTTGTTGGTAATTTAACTTTACCTGATGATTTTGCCCAAATAGTTGCAAGATATTTTTTAATATATGCTACAGCTAATCTTCTAACTTTATTTTTTGAAGGTGCATTTAAATTATCCCATTTTTTAATTCTAATAGGAACATCAGATGGTAATTTAACAACATCTTCATTCTCTTCTAAACATAAATCTCTTTGGTTATTATCTAATGTATCATAATAAAAGTACCACACTTTAGCACCATCTTCTGTTTTACCAAATTTACCAACGATTTCATCTCTACTACCAGGAATTGGATATAGATATAAGTTTTTTGTTTTATTTGGGCCAGGTGTTATACGATATGTTAATTCACTTTGAATAATTTTTTTCTTTTGTAATCTATCCATAGTGGATAGAATTAGTGAAAATGATGGTAATATAGTTTGTGCAGGTGTATTACCATAATACCAACCCGAAGGTGCGCCAAACCAACCACCACCTATACCAATTGGGTCAAGGATATTAGTTGCAACTTGAGATGGTGTATACCAAAGAACTTCATTGATTTCTCTTCCTGAAGGAATTGAATATACTTGAGTATTTGCAGAAATAATAACACAATCACTTTTAAGTTCCCAATCACCTAGTGTAGAAATACCTGTTTGTTTTCCATATGCTATAGCAAATGATTTTTCAAAATCTAATGATTTTGTTGTGAATGCTTCTACAAAGTTAGCTGAACCAATATCTAATCCTTCCAATGAAGACCATTGTTGTTCTATTAACCAATTATCCAAATAAGAGATATAGTCTTCTAAAGCCATTTCAACATGAGTATCAATAATATCTTCTGTAACCCAATCTCCGTAATCACGAACAGGTTCACCTATTGATACTCTAATTTGCCTATAAAGTTTTTGTTGCTCTTGTGAATCTTTAAAAATCATTATGACTTATTTATTATAAATAGTCATGATATCATCTATATTCTTTAATTGATCAACTTCTTCAATCTTTTCTACAATCTCATTTTTAGGTTTTTTAGATGTAGTTGTTACGCCACGAAGAGAATTAATCTTTTTACTGATTGTTTCTTCAAGTTGTCTTTTTTCTTGTTCAACTTTTTTATTCAAATCAAAAATCATTTTTTCTCTTTCTAAAAAAGTAGTTTTAATTTGAACAAGTATGTTAAATAAGTCATCGGTATGTTCAACATTTTTTAAAAGAAATTGATAGATATTATATCTTCTACCGTTATCTTCAAATGTCTTTTTTGGATTTTCCAATATGTATACCTCATTATCATCATAAAATGGTGTTATATCCCAATCAGATGGGAATGATACATATAAATCGACAAAATCATCAAAGTTGATTTGTACGATGTATTCTCTTAGTTCTTCAATTATTTTTTTAAATTTCATAAAAATATATATGTAAATATAAAACTTATTGACAAGAAAAAATAAAAATTATCTCTTTTTGTTATGTTTTCTGATAATTTTTCACCTTTCTTAATACATTTTAAAAATGTGTAAAAGACATACACTATAAAAAAAAGTGATGTCCAAAATAGAAACATTGGAATAAATGCTCCTAAAAAAAATTCTAATAATTTTATCATACAAATGTGCCTCTAGCTGTTATGGTTGTTTTTGTTTTTATAAGCGGTCTAATTCTAGGTATACTGCTTTGGTCAGTTATTTTTGCTTCTTTTATTGTTTCAATAACTTCTGAAATTTTAAAAATATAAAGACTTTGATTTATGTTACCAATAAAATCCCCATTTAAAATTTCATATGTTTTATTTGTTTTGTTCAATTTTAATTTAAAATAATTCTTTAAAGAACTGCTATCGGTTGGGGAACATTCAAAAAATCTAAGTTTACCATTTGTGGCATTGAAAAATGAAATTTTAAAATAAAACGTATCAGCAGTTGTTGCTATAAAATACGATGGAATATAAATATTTACATATTCTTTATTAATAACATTTGGTTTAAAATTTAAATCTGTTTTATCTTCAGTTATAACAATTTTTGACATTTTCACAAAATTCCTAGATATTAAATTTTGATTATTATCAATATAGTTATCATATAAATCAAATAAGTAAAAAGATTCATCTTTATAAAGTGTGTTGGAAATTATATAGTTTGTACTAAAACCTGCACCTGTATAAGAAGGAACACCTTTAAAATGACCTCTAAAAATATAATTTATAATTGGTTTAAAAGAAACAAATTCAACATCTTTATCATCAATTAAAGATTGGTCTAAAACTTTTTCAACTTCAGTATCGACATATTTTTTTATTGATTCACTTTTGGGTGTGAAATCATGCTTTTGATTTAAATCAAAATTTAATGTAACAGCACTAAGAAAATCACTTGTAATATTTAACATATTTCTTTTTTAATTTTTGGTGTTATATTAATATTATCTCTATTAAATTTGAAATTATTGTTTGTAAAATTAATTGTAAATTCATTTAATAAAATTGTTGTATTTTTACTAGAAAAATCAGGTTTTAAATAAAAATTAATATCATTAAAAAAATAATGAGTATTATTCAAAAATGGATTATCATAATTATCAGGGTCACCGTATGGTAATAAATCTTTCCATATTATTTTATCTTTAACCACAACAGCAGTTATTGGTGGTATTGATGTGCTTGTTAAACCACTAAAAATTTCAGTTGCTATTGAATCGTATTTTTTTAATTCGATTTTACGAAATGGATTAAATTTAAAAGAAAAATCAATTGTTACAACAACTTTAAAACTTGGTACTGAAGTGCTTGTTTCGGTTATTGTAAAATCTGTATATCCTCTTTCTGTTTTCCAAGTATTATAATTGTAATCATAACCTTCATATGTATCAACTAATGTAACTACAAAAATATATTCTTTTTTTATTTTTTCACTAATTGTATAAGTTTCTTTATTAAAATTAATAAGTCCTCCACTAAATACAGTTTGATTAAAATCTAATGGAATTTTAGTCTTGTAATCACCATTTCCAATATCCAAATAATTTTTTATAAATCTTAAATTATTTTTAATATTTTGAATTGATGGTTCTAAATTATATATTTTTAAAAAGTTTTTTAATTTATCTTTAAAATACTTTTCAAATGATGCAGAATCAAATTCACTACCATTAATTATTAAATTTATTATTTGAGCAGTATTTGCTGTGAATACTGATTCAACATATCCATATCTTGTATTTGCTGTTAATTCTGATATAAAATCATTAGTGTCAATAATTTTTTCAAAAAATTTATAATTACTATCAAATTTTGGTATAAAACCTAAATAAAGATTATTATTATAAACTATATCATTATTAATCTTTATTAATTCATATGGGTCAACATTTACGGAATCAAATTTAAAATTGTAAATTTTTTCACCATAAATATTTCTACTATAGCCAAAGAAATTTAATCTACAATCATTATTATTTGTTATAGCACTAAGTTTTTCAATATAATTATTTGTTTGATTACTATATGATTGTGGACTAATAGGTCTTAAAAGTTTAATATCAAAAAAGTCTTCTAAATTAAAACCAGTTGTTGTGAGATTATCATTAAATAAATCAACAATAGTATTTGGAGTTTTGTTTTTATTTCTTAAAAATGAAAAATAATTTATATTACCATAAATTCTATATTTTGTAGATTCATTTCTTTCTTTATTGAATAAATCAACCAATGAAACAACTTTAGTGATATTAAATTCATTCAAATCATTAAAACTAGATTTTAATGACAGATTTAAGTTTAAATCTTCAGGTTGTGCAAGAATATATCTTTTATCGGGTTTAATTTGTTCCATTATATTATTTTTGAATCTATTAAGTATTGAAGCACATTATTATTACTTGTACTTAGTGTTCCTATTAAAAAATAATATTCATCATCATTGTCTTGATTAAAATATTGTGCTGTTGAACTTGCAGGTTTCTCTTGTCTTAAATAATTACCTGTTAATTCAGATTTAGGTATTCTAAATCCAAGTTGTGTTATCCCATTATATTTTTGTTCATAAAATTTTAACAAATCAGTTTTATCAACTAGTATAAAATTTGTTTGTATATATGTTCCCCCTGCTAACCATTTAGTATTTGTTTGTTTAGCGCCAATATCTCTTTCGTTATCCTTTAATCTCTCAGTTGTTGTTATAAAAAATGATACTCTAGCTCCTGGGTCAAAAAATGCTCCTGTAGTATTATATTTAAAATTTTCAAAATATATACTAAAGTTCATCCATTGGTTTTTAAAAGCAGGTACTATTATCTTATCATCTATATTAATTGATTTTAAATGATTATAAAAATTGCTATACTGTCCATTTAGTTTTTGGTTTATATTTTTTCTTTTAATTGATGTATCATCTCCTTGTGGTATCGTGAAAAATTCTGCTTCACCACCAACTATATATAATATATTTGTTTGATTTCCAGTCTTTTCTTCACCTACTGTAGCATAAGGACATTCAACATTTAATTTTTGTGCTACACTATAAATATTACCAAAATCAAATTTATAATGTTTCCATATCCAACTAGTTCTACTTTTAAAAACACCACCCATTTCTTCAGGCCGTGAATTATAATCCGCATCAAAAAGTTGTGGTATTTTTAATGCAATTTTACCAACTCTATCTTTTCCTGCAACATTGCCATAATCAACATCATTTTCCAAATAAAAATAACCTCTAAAAGAAGTAAATACACCATTATTATTATCATCATCCACACTTATTAAATTACCTATTTCATCTGTAATTACTTTATTTCTATTACAAATTATTAAGTAAATAAAATTACCATTTCCATCTTGATATTCACCATATTTAAATTCTGATAATAATTCAATATCTTCATCATAGTCATAACCATATTGATCTTCAACATTATTAACTGTTAATTCATTTAATTGATTAGCATAAAATTCAGAAACACTTCTTTTGATAGTAAAAATTTTAGTTTTTAATTTCCCCTTTGTTTTATTACCCAAACATATATATTGTGCGCTATTACCATCATTACAATCATCATTATAATTCCAATATTGGGTAGTTTTATCTGTAAATTGATTTCCAATAACAGTAACAAAAGGTTCTATTGTTTTAATTAATTCAAAATCTAATCTATTAATACCAACATTTGTATTATCTGTATTTTGACTCCATAATGGTTTAACTGTTATTGTTTTATTTTGTATATCAATATTTGGTAAACTTTCTAATGGTAAATCAACATTTATTTTTAATCCATCAGGTGTAAAAAAATTACTAGAAGCACCTTGTAATTTTAATATTGAAGCTGTTGTTGAAAATTTTCCAATATCTGTAATATCACAAGACATATTAACAGTATATGTTCTATTTGCAGGTACAGTTAATATATAATCACCACTTTCATTTGTAATGGTTGTGTATTTATAATATTTATCATAAACATAAGCAAGAGTTTCATTTACCAAAATTTCTTCTTTTTCAGGAAATGTACCAACAGGGCTTTTTGGTGTTGCACCTATTCCATATTCATTATCAGCAAATCCATTGAAATTTCTGTTTTTTGAATATTTGGGAAGTAGATTAAATATTTTTCCTTGAGCATCTTTATCATATACTGTTTCATATGGATATATTGCTGCTGCTTCTATTTTTTTAATATCTTCTAATGTTATTGGATTTGTAACAGTATCTTCATCAATTGGTACAAATACGGAAACTCTACAGTTTGGTATACCAACATTTTTTGCATTTACTCTTCCAACGATAATTCCATAATCAGAATCAAATAATCTATATACATCTTTTTGAAAAACCTTTACAGATAATATATCTAATGATTCATAAGTTTGGTCAAGATTGACATTAAGAAACTTGTCGCCAATTTCAGTTTTGATTCTAATAGATTTATGTTTATCGTTATTTGAATTTAAAAAATTTAAAATTCTCATGATACTTTTTAATAAATAGTTGACAACTATTTATATAAAATCATTATAAGTGGCTAAAAAGATAAAATACGTTGGTTCTAAGGCTGTTAACAAAGACTCATTACCATCACTTTCTGTATTTAATGATAGTTTTCAAACAACCATTTTTAATGGGGGTATAAATTTATCAACTGTATTTACAAATAACACTACTATCAGTAGGGAGAAGAGAATTATTGTTACTAGGAAAGACATTTCTCTTAGCGATTTAAAAATCAAGGATATTGATGAACTTAACAATTTTATAAAGATTAGTAATAAATTAAAATTAAATCTTGACATTACCAATTTATCAAATTACGCTGTTTATGGTTCATTAAAAGAAAAGTTTAGATTTGCAGTAAATAACATAATTAATAAATTTCCAGGAGGTTTATTCCTTGATACATATATTAGTGGTATTTCTTATTTTAATATTTTAAATTATACATATGATATTGAAAAAGGTATATCAACATTTAAAGTACCTGTAACTGTAATTGACAATCCATTTTATATAAATACATATGAAAATGTAAATTTAACATCTAATTCAATTAATAGTTTAACTACAAGGTACTTAGATTATACTTTATTTTATAAAGATATAAACTATGGTATAAATGGTTTTACAGGTTTTAGTAATACAAACTCATCTTTTTTATATTTAAGTATAAATGGTAATCCATTTTCAGGTAATTCTAGTCCACAGAATATTAGTGAAAAAGTTATCATAAAACCAAATGATATTGAATTTAATAAGTTTTATGATTCATTAAATGACCTTGAAAGGTATTTTCTTAATAAAAATTCAACACCAAAATATACATTTAAATTTAAAATTCCTGAAGTAAATGAGGATGATGAATTAGTTTTTATAGATTATATTTTCACATTTCCTTTAAAGAGTGATGGTTATAATTTAGATACTGAGTCAATAAATTATGTTGATTTCTTAGAAACATTATTTGGTGTTGGAGATTTATATGATGAATATAAATCTAATTTAATTATAAGGAAGTTTATTCCTAAAACTTTAATAGATTTTGATAGTACTGATTCTTTTAAATCGGAATCAATTCTAAAGGTTTATGGTAAAGAAATTGATGAGATTAAGTTATTCATTGATTCTTTAATGAGTATAAACACAGTTACTTATGACAAAATTAATAATATTCCTGATACATTAATAAAGAATCTTGCAAGAACATTGGGTTGGAAGGCTCAGAATATTATAAATAATAAGGACTTATTAGCTTCGGTTTTTGCCAATGATAAAAGTGGTGACACAGATATTATAGCTTCACTTGCTGAGGTTGATATTGAACTTTGGAGAAGACTTACAATTAATACTGCTTGGTTTTTAAAATCAAAGGGTACAAAAAAAGCACTTGAGACAATTTTTAGTTTTATAGGCGCACCTGATTATTTAATTGCAATTGATGAACATGTTTATGTGGTTGAAGTGCCACTTGATTCAAGTTTAGTTAATCAAACTTTATTAAATGATACAACAGGACTTGTATTAAAACCTGCATATGATGCTGATGGTTTCCCTGCTAATCCAACATTTACATCTACAGATTATTTCCAAGCAAATGGAAATGAAGATAGGGGTCAATATTTTATAAATATTTATAGAAATTTAGGTTTTAATGTCACAAGAATAGTTGATAATAAAAAATCATGGGTTTATTATGAAAGTGCAAGCACTCATTCATCAATTAATAGAAATACATATTACGATTTAAATGATTCTCGTTTATTGATAAACACAAAAGAAGTTTCATTAGGTATTGATGCTGCAAGAGCAATTGAATATGATATTTATACATTTAATAAACAATATAATTATCCTGTATCAAGCACAGGTAGGACTTTTCCATACCCACAAAGAGATTCAAACAAAATACAGGTTTCTGGTTTAACTTTTAGTCAATATGTTCAAGAAATATATTCTAAATTTATTAATGCTCAAAACAGAAAAGTAATCCAATCAGAAACAAATGTACATTATCCATCTTTAGCAAAATTATATAATGATTATTTATATAATTCATTTGCTGATATTGGTGTTGTTTCAAATAAAAGAAGATATACAAATTTATTAGATTACATTGATAATTTAGATGGGATATTTGATGTTTTTCTAAAACAATTCATACCTGCTACTACAATTATTGAAGGTGGTGGTATAAATATAAGAAATACTGTATTTACACCTCAAAAATTTGTCTATAAACATGGTATTGATGATGGTTCTGAATTTGAAACGGGTGTAAAAACTCCTGCTGAAACAACACAATCTTTAGTTACTATTGAAACTGAATTTTTTGAAACAATTGAAGAAAGTTTAACATTAGCAACAATATCAACAACTGTAAATATTGGTAATGGTAATATAGTTACAGATAATTTTGCTAGTGTAACACAAAATGTAAATTTACAACCAAAATGGGATTCATTGTCTTGTGAGTTAGAAAGACCAACTTTTGCTTTAACAGGTGCTACTAAAATAGAATTATCAAGTTTAACAAATAATTCATTATTTAATAAATCAACTGAGACAGGAAAAACTTTAACATTTAATTTCACATCGTCAACATCAACATTATCAGCTTCTACTACTGAATTTTATTATACAGTTCATAAATACAATAAGCTTATTTCAGGTTTTGATGATGTTCCAATTTATACATTTATTGCATCATATACCGCTTTTACAGCAACAACATTATTAACTGATACAATAAGTGGTTCTTTATTAAATTGTGATTCCGAATATATTGTAAAACCTTACTTTAATGTATTGTCTTGTGGACAAACAGGTCTTACATTTGTTAGCGCATCTACACCATATACTATGTATGATGAATTCCCTATTTCGGGATATACAACAGGTACATATGTTGATATATTTGGAAATACAAAATTTTATCGTGATAGTGAAAGATTTATTAATTTTAAAAATCCAATAGCAAATACAGGCTCATCTTTTACAACTTTACTTAGTAAAAATAGTTATGCAACAAATTTTACAAACTATAATAAAACAGATGATTTTTATTTTGTCTCTTATTGTAAACCTGATAATCCTATTTTAAATTTACCAAGTATACTTGAAACTCAAGGATTAATAGTTGAGGCAATTCCAATTGTTGTAACATCTTTTACAGGATTTTCAGTAAGTTATGAACCTGTTGGTGATATTGTTGTTGCAGTAAATGGTGTTACAATTCAAAAAGGATTAGAGTATGTTAGTGATACTTCAATTTTAATACCTTCAATTGCTGCTCGTTCATTTAGACTTTTACAAAGATTAACTTCATTACATGATGATATATTAACTATAACTTATTATAGAAATACGGCAAATAATCAAAAATTATTAACAGAGAATTTAACATATCCAAGTTCAAGTCAAATAACATACAATGGTACAAAATATCAAATAGTTACATCAGATAATATTATTAATAATAATGATATTTTACTTTATTATAATGGTATACAATTGCAAAATGGTACTGATTATTATCTTTCAGTTTTCAGTTCTAATACTATAATTTTAGAATTTACACCTCCAAATGAAAGTCTATTTAAGGTAGTTTATTTTACAAATTCTGACCCAACAAGTGATGCAACTATTGTGGCAACAGGACCAACTTATGAAATAAATTGGTCAATATCAAATCCAATTGAAAATGGTATAACAGGTAATTTTGTTCATCAATTTTATCCCTTATCTAATACAGGTCTAACAGGAACAACACTTTATTCAGCACTAACACCTTACAATTATACTACAACACAATATTCAACTATTTTTGATTGGACAACAATAACTCCATCACCATTGGTTTTAGGTTCAACATATTATTATAGAATAGCATCACAAAAACAATTCACAACAATAAATAATATAAATTTAAGTACTACAGCGTATAGTATTACTATAAAACTTAAATTACCTGAATAAAATATGACAGAAGGAGAATTAACATGGGGAAAAGAATTTGTAAGTAATAGGAGAACTCAACCATTACCAATTATCAATAGCGTATATATTGCTAAAGTTGTTAGTGTTGATGATGATAATAATGGTGGTATAATTCGTGTATTTATTGATGGAATTGATGAAACAAGCACTCCTGATAATAATTTAGCAATATGTTATCCTTTAATGTCAAGAATTGTGCATGTAATGCCAAAAGTTGGTGAAGCTGTTTTGGTTTTGATGGGTTCAATTTTTGAAAATAGAAAAAGTCAATTAAAAGCTAATAGATTTTGGATTGGTCCTTTATTATCAAATTATCAAAATATAATGAATGATAATACGGATGTATTTGGAATGCTTAATATTAAATCATATATTTCAACAACTAAAAATCTTACAGCAGACCCTTTACAAATTAAGGCAAGAAATAGAAAAAATGATGAAATAAATATTTTTCCTATTGATAATACAACACCCCCTTTAAAAGAAGGAAATTTAGATGACGTAACAATAATTGGTAGAAATAATACTGATATTATACAGTCTGATAATAAAGTTACTGCAAGAGCAGGTAAACATTTAAAAAATAAACCTGATAAACAAAATAACATAAATCCATCTTATTCAATATTAGAGTTTATTGATGAAAATACATCATATGGATTAACAGCAGGTGATGAAATTTATTTAGTAAGTCACAAAGGTAGATATAAGTTTAAGAAAATCTTAACAAAAGATGATATACAAGAATTGAGAGATAATGCTCAATCAATGTTGTATGGTGAATTAACGGTTCAATATTTAAAAACATTAACAGAAGTTTTCTTAGGTCATATTCATCAACATCCAGGAAAAGAACCTACATATGGTCAAAATTCAAAATATAGAATTGAAGATTTAAGAAAGGAACTTCAAAACATTGAAAATTTATTAGCTAAAAACATCAAAATTAACTAAAGTTCAAATTTCCAAACTACTTATAATAAATCATATTATAAAACATGGCAAATTTTAATTTTAAATCACCTAGCGTCAAATTTCAAGAAATAGACAGGAGTTTTGCTTCAGCCCCATCGTTGGGTATCACATCAGTTGGTATGGTTGGGGAAACCTTGAAAGGTCCAGCTTTCTCACCTGTTCTGATTACAGATAAAACTGAATTCAGAAGATACTTTGGTGGTACAAGTACTGTAAAATTCCCTGATAATTCAGGAAGAATGAAGTACTTAGCACCGACATATGCTAATGCCTTTTTAGAGGAAGGAAATCAACTTTTTTTTACAAGAATTCTTGGAAAATCAGGTTATAATGCAGGTACTGCTTGGGCAATTACAGTTGGTGGTAAATGTTTAACATCAACATCAGCACAAACATCGGTTTTTTCTTCTTCAACAGGAACAACTACATTTAGCGGAACTAGTGCTGTAACATTTACTTCAAATTCTATAAGTTTTAGTTTTAATGTTACTGGTAATGGTACATATAATAATGTTTCCAGTATATCTTTTGTAAGAAATAGTTCTAGCGTATTTACAGCATCTAGTGCTTATGTTACTGTTTCTAATTATATAAATTCGATAGTAAATACTGCAACTAGCGCACAAACTCAATTTAGTAGTGGTACTGAAGCAAGTAATACAGGAAGAACTTACTTAGGTATTACGATAACAAGTGCAACAGGTTCATCATTTACTAATTTTAATAATCTTCCTATTACATTTGCTTTTGATTCAATAAAACAATATTATACTGCTGCAACAAATTATCTTTCTGTAAGTGGTTATGTTCAAAGTTCGCAGACAAGTTATATTCTTTATAGTAGCTATACATTTAGTGCAGCTTCTACACCTGTACCTATTTCGGGATTAGCTTCATTTACTTCATTTACTTATACTGCTCAAACTGACCCAACTTATGATAATATGGTCGTTGCAATTTTAAGAAGTAGAGGTATTGGATTACAAGATGCTGCTACATTTAATATTTCATCTGTAACAGGAAGTTTTGGAAATACAATAGGAAGTCCTCTTTCAAACTTTACATTAACTGCGGTTGGTGCAAATGTTACTGAAAACTTCCAATTTAATTTAGATGTAACATCTTCAAATTATATTGCTAAAGCAATGGGTTCTAGAAACTCTGATACTAAATCAAATCTTTGGGTTGATGCAGTTTACCCTGATTTGATTAGAAAAGTTGCTACTGAAAATTTAATTCTTGGTATTAAAGATATTTTACCACTAACAACCACTACTTTTTCTAATTATAAATCACAATATACCAATCCTGAAACTCCTTGGTTGGTTTCCGAACTTAATGGTAGTAAGGTAAGTAGACTTTTCAAATTTATTTCTTTTTCTGATGGTAATGCTGCGAATAAAGAAGTTAAAATTGCAATTGAAAATCTTAATCCAACTACAAAAGAATTTGATATTGTTGTAAGAGAATATAACGATACAGATGCGAATCCTTCAATTCTTGAAAGATTTGGAAGATGTACTATGAATCCTGATGATAATAACTTTATCATGAGAAGAATTGGTGGTGTATATAGTGATTCAGATACTTCTTTCTTAGAAGATGCAAAATCTGCTTACATTTATGTAAATGTTAATGTAAATGCCCCAATAACTTCAATTCCTTGTGGTTTTGAAGGTTATGTTTTAAGAAATTATTCAACTTCATCTACAGGTGCTGCTACTTCTGCTAAAACACCTGTTATGTTTTATAAAACAGGTTATACATCTACTGATAAAGTACTTAAAACATACCTTGGAATTTCTGAAAAAGCATTTGATACATCCTTTACTAATGGTTTATCAATAAATGATGACTTATTTAAGTTCTTAGGTGCTAATATTGCTGCTACTAGTCTTTACAAAACTAAAGGTTTCCACTTAGATTCAGGTGCTACTGGTACATATACTGATTCAGTTGGTAATGTAATTGGAGAATTTGTTGTAGGTGCAGGTGCAATTTCAAATACTGTAAGTGTTGCAGCAGGAACTTACTATGCTGATTCAAATAAACGTAAATTTGTAGTTGTTCCAGCAGGTGGGTTTGATGGTTGGGATGTAAATTATGAAATGGTAGAAGGAAGGTCTATTAAAAGTACATTCGCACAAGGTGGTGTTAACGCATTCACAGGTTCTGATTATAATGCTTACTTAGAAGCATATAAGCTTTATGAAGATACTGAAAAAACACCAATTAACTTATTTGTAACTCCAGGTATTGATTGGTCAAATAATTCCGACCTTGTTGCTGATGCTCTTGAAATTGTTGAAGAAATACGTCAAGATGCTCTTTATATTATTGATGCACCTGATGCAAATTTAAATGATACTTCAACAGTTGTTGCAGGTTCTTATGTTGATAGTTTAGATAGTGCAAATATTGATTCTTCTTATGCTGCTACTTATGTACCTTACATTAAAAGAAAAGATGTTGACTCTAATACTAATATATTCATCCCTCCAACAGGTGAAATCTTAAAAGCTATGGCACTTTCTGATAGAACATCCTTTATTTGGTTTGCTACAGCAGGTCTAAATAGAGGTGGATTACCTAATGCTAGAGATGTTAGGAAAACCTTTAAAGAATCTGATAGAGATACATTGTACTTAGGTAGACTTAATCCAATCGTTAAATTCTCAAATAATACTCCAGGAATTTTTGTATATGGACAAAAGACTTTACAAGTTGCTGATTCTAAACTTGATAGAATTGATGTAAGAAGACTACTTCTTTATGCAAAACAAATCATTTCTTCTCAAGCTAGACTTTACTTGTTTGAACCTAATGATGATGTTTTAGCTACTAACTTTATTGCTGAATCCAATAAAAAACTTAAAGTTATTCAAGATAACAGAGGTTTACAAACATTCAAAGTTAGATTAGATAATAGTTTAAATACACCTGAAAGTAGAGATAGAAATGAAATTTACTTTGTAATTGAATTATTACCAATTGGTGCTGTTGAATTTATTGGTCTAACATTTGTTGTAAACAAATCAACAACTGCAATTCAATTTAATGGATAAACAATAAAAAGAAACTATTTAAAATAAAGAAATAAAATGCCACAAGGATTTAGAAATGTACCCACCCAATATGAACCACTCAGACCTAATAGGTTTGAGTTGTTCTTCCCTCAAGATATTGAAATGAGTAAATATACTTGGATTATTAATGCTGTTGACAGACCTAAAATGAAAGTTAATTCAGTTCCAATTAAATATTTGAACTATGAGCAAAAAGTTGCAGGTCATGTAACTTTTGATGACTTAACAGTTGAACTAATTGATTTGCAAGGACCATCATCAGTACAGTTAATTATGGAATGGTACAGGTTATGTGCTGAAAACTTAACAGGTAGAATGGGTTATGCTTCAGGTTATAAGAAAGACTTGAGACTTGTTGCTCTTGATCCAACTCTTGTAGGTGTTCAACAGTTCACAATTTTTGGTGCTTTCATCTCTAATCTTGACTTTGGTAAAAACGAATATACTAGTGATGAAGTACAAAAGATTACATTGACACTTAGCTATGATATAGCTGAAAATAATTACTAACAATAGTAATATTCTAAAATTAAAAGTCCCATTGGTTTCCGATGGGATTTTTTTGGTATAAATATTGTATATTTATAACTATAAAACAATTATTATTATGATAAATTATAAATTTAATAAATTTCTAACAGATGAAATGAAGTATTTTGATACTTTTTCAACAACAAGCACATCAATAAAAGATTATTTTGAAAAAACTTATCCGTACAAAGATTTTAAAAAACAATTACAATTTGCAGGGTTTGATAAAGAAGAAATTTCTATATCGTATGAGAATGACTATTTGGCTATTGATGGTAAATCTGTCATGTTAGATAGTGTGTATTGTAAAAGATATTATTTACCAGCAAAACATTATGATGTTAATAACATTTCCGTAAAATTTGAGAAGTGTGTATTAACTGTTGAATGTAAATTGAAAGAAGAAAAAGAGTCAAAAGTGATGAAGATTGTGATTAAATAAATCTAATTCTTTGTTTTTGTATGAGTTTTTGTTTAGAGAGCATGAATTTCTTTTGATAAGCTACATTACTTGTTTTGCTGTGTATTTTTATTTCAAGATTGAAATGCTCTCTTTTTTCTTTTAACAACATAATTTGTAATTTTTATATTATAAATTAACCTTCACAACTTACACAATTATTTATATCTCTTGAAAAACTCTGAGCCGAACTTTTAGAAAACTGATAATATAATGTTTTAACACCCTCTTTCCAAGCATATATATATAATTGATTAATATCTTTAGCAGATATAGAAGGATGTATTGTTAAATTAAGACTTTGTGATTGGCAAATGTAAGATTGTCTTTGTGCTGCTTGTAATATAATTTCTTTAGGGGAAATTTCTATAAAACTTTTAAATACATTTTTAGTGAGGAAATTTAAATGCTGAACTGACCCATCATTTTTAAGAATAGAATTCCATATTTCTTCATTATTTAGATTATACTTTTCTAACTCTTTTTCTAAATAAGGATTTCTATAAACAGTTTTACTTTTAGCTAAATCTTTAACAAAGTAATTAGATTTAATAGGTTCTATTCCCATAGATACTTGACCTAATATAAAACTACTAGATTTAGTAGGGGCTACCGATGTAAAAGTAGTATTAGCATAATTTGGTCTTATTGATTTATAACCTAAATTATCATGTATCCATCTACTAGTTTTATCACATTTATCCTGTATAGTTTTAAATATTTTGTAATTCCATTGTTTAGCTTCTAAAGATTCAAATTCTATTAATTTAGATTGAAGAAAACTAGCATATCCTAAAACACCTAAACCTATGGCTCTGTTAGATTTAGCAAAATTGTAAGCCCTTTTCATAGAAGGTAGTTTTTCGGATTTAATAATAAAATCTTCCATTACGGCATTGAGAAACATAAAATAAGTTTCTACAGCATCTGTTTCTTGAATTAATTCCCAATGAAGTAAATTAATAGACCCTAAACAACATACAAATGAATTATCTTTATCTTGTGGTAATTGAATTTCTGAACAATTAAAAGTCTTTAACCCATTTGATACAAAAATATGTTCATCATTATATATTGTTGGGCAATAAACTGGTTCATTATCTACTTGTTCAATTGAAACAACTTTTGCTCTTTTCTTACTATTATCCCTGTACTCCCTGTCTTCAATAATGACATTTTTTCTTGTTAAAAACCCAATTTTTTCTTCAATAATTAAAGCATCATTTTTACTCCCAAAAATTAATCTCCAACAATCTTTAGATGTATAATATTTATGACCACCTTTACCATCAGGTAATAAAGTTTCACCTTCTTTTCTTAAAAGATGGATAGAACAACTAACACCTAAATTAGTAAATAAAATTTGTAACTCACTTAAAAATTCTTTATTGATATCAGTATAGGAAATTTGTATTGGTTCACCATTGCTATCACTCTTAAATACAGTTCCATCAGCATACAATAAACCTCTTAAATAGGACCAAATAGTATCCTCATTTGATTCCCAAATCCAAGAAGGAACATAACCCTTTTCAAAATTTAACGCCTTTTTAAGTGTTCTTGATGCTAATCTTTTTTTCTTAACAAGAGATTGATTAACTTTTGAATCAAAGAAAGTTGCTGGTTTTCTATTTCTTAATCCAACTATATCACCTGTCTTATTTTTAATACCATATGTATCACAACCATACTCATAATGTATTTTATTGAATTTTTCTTGAATATCATCAATCAAATCAAAATCGTTCTCCCAAACATCAATCATCAAATTATCCTTATCTTGAGTCCCATCTGATTGATATAACCCCAATAAATAAGCCTCATCCTGCATATCCAATTCACCAAACAAACCTTTATTTGTTTGCAATGCAACATAATCACCAACTTTTAAATCTTTCGCCTCAACTCTTACAATATCTTTTCTTGTATCATTAAAAACTGGTATTCCATGATTAAATGTCACCTTTTGTGTCATTCCATTTGAATATGTTATTTTTAGAATTTCAGCATCTTCATTCCTTAATAACATAGAAGTCGATTTAACTTCCTCTTCACCATTAAATAATACCAATTCATCACCCATCTCATATAATTCTTTTACGGTTAAGTATCCTTTTGATGTGACAACTCTTTGGTCTTCTGTTAAACATAAATTTGATGCTACTATATCCATTCCTAATTCTTTATATATACCTACATTAGAATTATCTTTAAACATAATATAAGGAAATCCAAAATCTTTTCTTCTTTGAATTATTTTAGCCCAAACATCTCTTTTATCAGAATCTCCATCAATCATTTGAATTATCCAATCATTAGTTAAAGTAACCCCATATTGTAGATTTTGGATAGGATTACCTTCTATTCCTATATCTAAAAATTCTTTTATATCTGGATGTTCTACAGGTAACCATACAGCACAAGAACCCCTCCTACTATCTGCTTGTTTACATTTATCTATAATAGTGTCATAAATTTCAGCATAGTGAATTGGACCATCAGCATGGCCTCCTGTGGATATTTTAGTTCCTCTTGGTCTAATTTCACCTAAGTAAGCAGAAGTTCCTCCAGCATATTTACTCATCATGCCAAGTTCTTTTGCAGTATCTAATATAGATTCCATATTATCTTCCACATAAGATCCATAACAACTTATAGGTAAACCAAAAGGTTTTCCAAAGTTAACCCAAACTGGGGTAGAGTAAGAATAAAATCCTTTTTCAGAATAACTTCTCATTTTATCAGCAAACCCTTCTATTTTTAGAATGTTTTCTGCATGATTAAACATTTCATCTAATCTTTCTTCAGCAGAAGTATTAATATACCCTCTTGATAAAAATAATCTGCTTTCTTCATTTAACCAATAATTCTTAGAATAAATCATCTGCTGTTATACTTTGTTGTTTTTTTGAATAATCAATTTGTTTTTTATAAAAGAAATCTCCTTCTTTAGTAGTTGTTAATTCTACATCAAACCAATGAGTTTTATTTAACTCATCTAAATCAACTGTAAAATATGGAGTCATATTAATTTTAGTTAAAGAACAGTTAAATCTATTTTTAATAAATTCTTTAATAGTATTTTTAGAAAGAAATTCTAATTCACCTTTATCAAATATCCAATCTAAAACTTTACATTCTGCTTTATAGGCTTTCTCACAAGCAGAATATATCATTTCATCAAACTCATCATCAAACCATTCACTATATTCTTTCTTAATTATATTAATAATTTCCACTCCAAAATTACCATGAACATCTTCTTCTTTACTAGTGGCTTCCACGACATTAGATATACCTTTAAATAAGTTTTTTTCTTTATTAAAAGACATCATAATTAAAAACTGACTAAATAAACTAACATGTTCTATAAATAAAGAAAATAATAATACTGATTTAGTGTACATTTTATCATCTTTACTTCTAGTTCCATCCAAATATTTAGTCAGATAATTAATTCTATCTTTAATAGCAGGTACTTCTATAACATGCTCAAATTCTTCCTGTAATCCTAAAATGGTTAATAGTTTAGCATATGCATCTTTATGTCTAATTTCTGACTCTGCAAATGTCATACCTACATCACCTATTTCACAAATAGGCATTCTTTTATACATGTCTGCCCAAAATGTTTTTACATTTACTTCTATTTGGGCAATAGCAAGCATTGTTTTTTTTATTACCTCTCTTTCTACATCAGATATTTTAATTCTATAATCATTTATATCTGTAGTAAAGTTATATTCACTTTCTAACCAATAGGAATGTCTTATAGCATCTTTATAAGCCAAAAGTTCAGGATATTGGTAAGGTAAAATATTTATTCTTTTGTCAAATATTCCCATATCTTAATATTTATTATTTTAATTGTTTATTTTTTTGTTGTTCTATAGATGAACCAAAATGCACCTAAAAGAAAAATTGGTAAGACTCCTAGTGTTAGGTTTAGCATTAACACATCTGTTACCCATTCAACCTTAAAGTATTTCATAAATGAGAGTATAAATGTTGGTACAATCAAATATACGGCAAAATTTGGTAAAAAGAATTGAAAACCAACAAAAAGATGGTCTAAAATTTTGCCAAATTTGCTATTTGCTATATTATTTAAAAATTTTTTCATATTGGTTTTTTTTCATCAAATAATTTGGTTATTTTTTGGATTAAAGGGCTTCTTACGCAATCAGAATCAACGAATTCAATAATCTTAACATGGTCATCAAAATCTTTAAAATGTTCACTTAAAAACATTAATCCATTATCTTTTTTATCTTTAAAATCTCTTTGGCGAATATCACCAATGATAATCATTTTAGCATCTTCTTCAAGACGAGTTAATACTGTTTCAGCATTATCAACTGATACGTTTTGGAATTCATCAAAGATATTAATATTATCAAGGGATAAACCTCTTAGATTACCCATTGGAATTATTTCAATGATTTTTTCTTTGAATAGTATCTCTAATGCAATTGGTGATAATAGTTTATTTAATTGCATTGAATATGACATTAATACATATTCAAGTTTTTCTTCAACACCACCTGGTAGTATACCAATATCTTCATTTTGTAATTGTTTTAAAGGTTTGAATATTCTAATTTTAGTATATTCATTATCATGAGATAATAATAGATTTATTGCTTGAACTAAGGCAATAAAAGTATTATGTGTTACAATATAATTGTCTGTTATATATAATTTATTTTCATCTTTTATTGAAATACAAACTGCTTCTTCAGAAGATTTTAAATTAATTTCTTTTATTCTTAATTTTAAATTATTGTATTGATAATTTAATGGTATTCTTTCTAATTTTCTTGGTGAATGAAATAAATCACTATGTTTATCTGTTCTAACATTAAGCCTATAACATAACTTACCTGCTTTTTTATCACCATTTTTATCTTTATAAAATTTTTGAGTTTCTACTATTTTACAAATACAACCCATTGACCATAAAATATCTTGTATATCAATTGCTAATTGTTTTGATACTGTTGAGTAACTAATATTACCATTTTTACCAATTGTTCCATCACTATCAAATAAACCTTTTAACAATTCTTTTTTATTATTTAATGATAAATTTTTATAGATTTCAGGTATAAATTTTTTGTCAGAATTAACATCTAATTTTAATTCTCTTATTTTATCCATAAAATAATTAGAATCATTATGTTTTAATAATTCTTTATTTTTAATAATTGTATAATCATACTTATTTCTTTTTGTGATTATATGTAATTTATCATTAACAATATTTTTTATTTTTTCAATAATAAAATCATCAGCACTACTAAAAGATACACGATTATGACCTAAACAGCCATCACCAATTAATATACCAAATAAATAGGGGTCTATTGGTAATTCTATTTCATTAGTTAATAAACTAATTGGTTCAACTAATGATATATATAATCTACCTGCTTTAAGTCTATTTTCTTTTTTAATAATTTCTTCTAAAGAAAGAATTTTATAACCATCATAATTTTCTTTATGTTTTACATTTTTATTATATTCAAAAACTTTCCAAAGATGTTCTTTACAACATTCAACTTTTCTACCATCCTCAAATGTTATTTCATAAATATCTTTAATACCTTGTGGATATATACCAATAATTTCAGAAGTTTTATTATCAGGTGTAATAACAATATCAGATAATGTTATATCCTTAAATAATTTCCATCCATTAATTGTTAAGACTTTAGATGTTAGAGGTTGGGCTTTTCCACATCCTGCTATACCTGTTGCAATAACATACATTGAATCTTTATCCAATATATCTTTAATAAATTTATCTTGATTTTCAGTTTTAGGGACTATCTTTAGATATGGTTTTCCAACTTTTTTTCTAATCTCTTCTTTTTTTGCTCTTAGCCTATCGGCATCAGTTTCTTCGCCACCGTATTTTTTTACCTTTCTATTCACACTCATTTATTTTCATGTAAATAGGTTATCTGAAAGATTTTTCTTTAAAAAAGTTACTAATTTTTGGTCAAAAACTTTGATTTTTTGATATGAAAGATTCATTTGTTTTATAATGGTCTTATTGTCATAGTGTTTTAAATATTTATATTCATAAAAATTTTTCAATGTTTCATCTTGACAAATTTTCATAATTTCACTAACAGAATTGAATTGTTTTTCATAGTCAGAAGTAATGTAAACAGGTTCAACCCTTTCTATATTATTTTCTAATGAGGTATACTTTTTGTATTTTTTTCTATTAATTTTTCTAACATAATCATAAAAGTGATTTTGTGTAACAGTATATACCCAATTATCTAAAGTTTTTTTATTAAGTTTTTTGTGATAATTGATAATAATTTTACTCATTGTTTCTGCACTTAAATCTTTTGATAATTGTGCATCGGATGTTTTTGAATAAAAATAATTAAGTACTAATCTTTCATATTTTTTAAAAATTTCTTTGTCTAATTTTTCTTTTTCTATATCTAACATTTATTTCCATATAATAAAACATTTAATTATTGTTTTAAATTTGTTTTCATTAAGTCAAATATATAATTTTTTCCGTATTTTTGAATATTTTTATTTAAATCATTATCGTCATTATAGGTTTGAACTTTAACATTAGTTAAACCTAAACTCAATAATCGTTCCTGAATTTCTAAAGATGAATTTGGTGTCATGTTATAATTAAAATTTTGTCTTTTTTCTATTGCATCAGGGTTTAATAGAATAACCACATTAGGTTTATATTTTATTAATTTTGATAAAATATTATCATAAAGGGATTTACCCAATAAAATGATTGTATTTACGGGTATAGTAGTATATTCAAAGTATGCTTCTACAATATAAACAGTAGCATTCCAATTAATATTTTTTTCATTAAAAATTATTTCTTTTTTATCAGCTTTAGGTAATTTATATGCTTGATACTTTTCAACATCATTTTTAAATGTTCTAGTGACATAATAGTTGAGTTTATTTTGTGAATCATATGATGGGATTACGATTCTATCTTTATAAAATCCTTCAAGACAAAAACCTATTTTATCTTTTTTAATAATAGAATTAGTAACCTTTCTTTTATTTTTAATATAATCATATGCTTCCATATGTAATGGATTATTCTTATCCATATTTTGAAAACTAATGAATTCTTTTGGTAATTTAAATACTTTAAATTTTTTTATTTGAGAAAGAATCATAGGCTCATTCTCATATTTTAGAAATTCTGCTATTTGTTGTTTATTTGCATATCTTTTAAATACAAAAAAAAGTGGACCTGATAGACCGCACTTCCAACATTTGCAAACTTTATTATATTTCCCTTTATTATTTAATGCAATATTAACTTCAAGATTATATTTGTTATCACAAACACCATAATTTAATTTGGTACATTCGGGACAATTAAATTGTAATTGAATTGATGAGTTATCTTTAGGATATCCAAAGACAGATTCAAGCAAATTATAAATCATTGCCAATAATTTTTAAAGCCCTATCATGAATTTTTTTAATTTCCTTTTCTTTTATATTGATTAAATTTGCAATCTGTTTGAAATTTAATTCAGGCTTTTCATCAAATCCATAAGTGTAATAGATAACCAATTTTTCAATTTTATTTAATTTCATCAAATTGATTTTATTTAAATCGGATAAAGAATATATGAAATTTTCATTCATGATTGTTGTTAATAATAAATCTTCATAATTTAAACCTTCGTCTGAATTTAAAGAAGTATTAATTGAAACAATATTATTATCATCAATAGCATTGATTGATTTTGCCAATATTTCACTTGCAGTATTTTCTCCAATATCTTCTCTTATATCATCAATAGTTGGTTCAAAACCATATTCATTATAAAATTTATTTCTTGCTTTGATAAATTTCTGATTTACACTATGCGCTTTGATTGGTTGTTTAATCATTTTAGACTCTTTTGCAATACCATCTAAAATAGACTGTCTAATCCACCATACAGCGTATGTACTAAATTGAAATCCTTTGTGTGGGTCAAAGTCTTCAACCGCCCTTATTAGTCCAATAGTGCCTGTATTAATTATATCATTAAGTTCATAAAAATAACCATTATGATAGTATTTGGATACATTAAGAACAAATCTTAAATTATTGTTTATTAACAATTTTTTTATTTCTGCACACTTTGTTTTTTGATATTCAAAAAATAAATCCATTTCATCTTTTTTAGAAATTAGTTTTATATTCCTGATTTCTTGATAATAAATTTTTAATGATTCTGATGTATCTTTTGTTATTTTGACCGATTTTGAATTGATGCTTTTCATGAAAAGGGGATAATAGCAAATCTAAGAAAAAAATAAATAAAAGCAAATAAAATTTTAGCTTTTTTTATTATATCTTTCATTTAAAATGATAATCAATTCTGACCATCGTTTTTCTATTGACATAATATTTTTTTCAAGATGCTCACCTCTTTTCTTGTAATCTTCTTTTTTAACATTTTTGAAAAAGAAGTCATCCTCAATTGGTTGATTTTCAATTTCTTCCAATAAAGAATTCAATTCATTTTGGTTTTTATCAAACTCATCAACTAGGTAGTTAATTGTTTGAGTTATATTTTCGTTTTTCTCTTTTAAAAAGGAAGAGATAGACCTTTCTAATATTTCATTTAATATCATAATACATAAATATAAGATTATTATTCAATAATTGAAGCACCATCTGCAAAAGTTATGGTAGAACCATAAACAGTTATAGGGCCACCTGCATTTCCACCTGCTGCAACAATTTGAGTTCCTGGAGTTGCTACTGATGAAATCTTAGATTCGTTAGTAATTTCATCTAATATGGCTTTAATAGCGGTATACCAAAGAATATCATCAAAATTAGCACTACCATCTGATAAATTTCCTGTAGGTAATCCTAATTCTTTTTTCTTTTCTAAAACTTTGTTAGTTGCTCTTAATGCTGACATTCCACCTCTTGTTTTTGCTAGTGCAACCAATGGTTGTGGTACAATACCAATATTTGGTAATTCTTTTATGGAAAGAATATTTAGAATTGATTTAATTGCTATTTCTAAAATAGTATTTGTCATATTATATTTTAAATTCTTTAGTTTTGTTTGCAAATCTAGCACCTGACAAAGAAGCTAGTATATCTATTCTTTTTTCTAATTGTTCTTTTAATAATTGAATTGTTACCAATACAACTAATTTTAAAAGATATTTTTTAATCCAATTAAATATAACACAAAAAATATCTTCATAAATTGTATCAAATATATTTTCAATTAATGTTTTAAATTTTTCAAATAATGCAGGTATATCAAGACTACCTAAATCAGCACCTAAGTCTAATACTTTATTAATTATTGACATTATGAATAAAACTACAGGTTGTTTTACAATTATTGATAAAATAGCTTCTATAATAGTATTTATTATATTTTTACAATAATCATTACTACTATTTGAACCTACTTCAGTATTATATTCAGGTATTAATGATTTAAAGTTTTGAATTGTCGGTGTAGCAATTAAGCTATCAATTTTCTGATTTGTAATTTCTATATTTTCTCTAAAACAAGATGAATCAATATTATAACCTTTTACATTTTTATCTAATTCTAAATCTAATAACTTTTTTAAATCCATTTTAAAGACATCTTTCGTTTCATATCTTGTGTATGAACGAATTATTGTTAATATCTGTGCATCTTCTTTTGTAAAATCAGTATGAAATAATATATTAATGATTTCATTAATAACAACATTGGCACTAAATATTGGACCTGCTAATAGTCTTAAACCATCAAAAAGTTCATGTGCTGAAATACTTGGTAATGTTGTTTCTACTGTACCACTTACTTCAACATATTTCATTTTTATATTTCCTGAATTATTACCTAAAGGAAAAGTTTTAGTTGTACCTGCCTGTCTTAAAACATCATTTTTTATATCTTTAAAAAATTTATTTGTTTGTGCAGCAGATTGTTGTGATAATTCAGGTTTTTTAAATGAGTTTGCAGGGTCAATTGATTTTAGTGATAAATTAAAAGTAGTTGTATTTGATGATAAATTTTCAGGTATAGTTTTACCTATTGAGTCATATACTTTATCACTTAAATTATTTAAATATTTTTGTGTAATTATGGTTGACAATGCTACTTGTGTTAATGTTTCTAAACCATTTTCACCAATTGTGGTCTTAACTAAATCAAATAAAAAATCATATGGATTATTGCTTTTTGATAATACTGAATCAAAAGTAGTATTATTAAGTTTTGAATGTGCAATACCTACATATAATTTAATTTTATCAAATATTTTTGATTTACTAGATTCTATACTCATATTATCCTAATTTTGATACTGTTATTTTAACATCCGTATTATATTTTATTTCAAAAATTCCATCATATGAATTATACAAAGTACCATCTGACAAATCAAGTTCTTTTGTTGTATCATCTAAAAAAGTTGTACTCATTTGATTTGTTGAATATAAACCCCCAACTTTATTAAATCCTTTAATAGAGTTAATATTAATTACATTTGGTACATTATTAATTGCTTCAATCAATCTTCCGATATAAATATTTTCACCAATTTTTGCTTTGTATACAGAATGAAAATCTAATACTTCTTTGATTACTCTTGCAATTATATCAAAGTCATTTGTGGTTGTTTTTTCAACTAAAACATTAATCTTATATTCTAAATTATAGATTTGACCATCCTCAACTTCAATATAATCATTAACCATTCTATATGATGTTAAAAATTCAGCAATATTTTGTTTCAAAAGGTCGGTAGATGTATTATTTAATTTACTTTGAGAGTCAATTCCGATAATATTATAGATAATTTTATTATTTCTTAATGAAGTTGTGAATTTAAATGGTACACCATATTTACCATCCATTCTAAATAAAATTGCATAATAGTCTTCTAATGTAACTGCTCTATTTTGTGCGGAATAATTATAAGAAATCATATTTCTTAATTCATCAATAGTTAAACTATCTTTTCCACCTAAAGCAGGAATTGGATTTGTACAAGTTATAGAGTTTATAACAGCTTGATTTACATTTGCACTTGGACCATTAACAAAAACATTTTTATTATTAATATTAACAACTGTATTTGGACCAAGATTGGTATTTAGACCACCTCCTGTTCTATATTTAATAAAAATTGTAGAATTTCCTGGTACTTTTTCACCTAATGATGTATTATATAAATAAGATTCTATTTTTGAAAAATTATCTAAATTTTCTAATGTATTAGTGAATATATTCATTGCACCACTACCACCTCCAAATGTTATTCTGCAATATCCTTCTTCATTAAATTCTTTAATAAATTTCTTTTTTATTTTTTTCCAATTACCTTTTCTAACACCGTTTTCAGAAATTACAGGTGATGTTTCAATAAAAACTTCAGTTTCTGCCAAATAGTATACTTGAAAATATTGTAAAGTTTGGTCATTAAATTCATCATCGGTTGGTAATGTGCTTATATTACCATTTTTAATAACAATTGATGTTATATCAATAATATCATCTTCGGGTAGTACTAATTGATAAAATGGAATTGCTTCATTATTTGTTACAAATCTTCTTGCAACTCTTGTTGAGCCATTATATACAATTTCTTGTTTTGTAATTGTATAAGCAATAACTTCATTAAAACTATTTAAAATCGGTATAATAGTCCTATTTGCAATACCTTGATTTGAAACATCTAAAGAAAAATCAACATCATCAAGTAATTCAAATACAACATTTCCATTGGTAAATTGAGTTCCTGCTTTTACAACAGGTAGATAACTATTATTATATGAATCATTTTGTGCAGGAATATTTGCACTAATATTAATTAATGTAATTGATGGTTTTTTATTTGGTAATTTTACACCAAGATTTTTAGCAATATTAAATAATGATTTTTTTAATTGAGCATTCTCAAGCTGTGTTTCTTGAAATACACGGTCAAGATTGAAATAGTTCATTTCACTTGTACCTGCAAGAATATCAACAAAGACAGACCCGACTGAATTATCCTCTAAATTTAGAAACACATCAGGATAATTGCTTTTTATAAAACTTTTTATTTCTTCTTTTATTTCAAAAAAGTTTCTCTTATTATAATTTAAAACAGTAGTAGCCATTTAAATAGTTATTTACCATAAATAGTTAAAAAAATACTATTTATAATAAAGAATATGCCAAGACTTAAACGCTCCAAATTATCATTAACACAAGAAAGTATTGAGAAACATATGAACGAAGTTTATAGCATTCTTGAGAATTATAAACAAATGGGTGTGAGGCACTATAATTTTGTGCTTCGTATCATTGAAGAGTTAGGCTCAGACAGCATTGAAGACCCTGTAAGGCTTCAATTAATGGCGCAGCTTGAGCAGTCAAGGAACAATTCTTTGAATGCCTTTAAAGAGTATTTAAAGATGAAAACCGACTTAATTACCAAACATCTTAATAGTGTTAAAATATTTGGTGATTTAGATATTAAAACCAATAAATCTAAAAATACTAGCGGTGATGATTCTTCTTTAAGTAAAGAAGACCAAGATGAGGTTCAGAAAATGATTCAAGAACTTATGACCATGAAGCAAACTAAATTCTAACTAAAAATTATAGAATTTAATTTTTCTGTATTTAATGTTGGATTTGGTGAATATGAAAAAATATCTATATGATTTAAAAAGATAATTGAATTTTCTTCTTTATTTTTTATATTTATTTGTTTTAAATTCAAACTATGTTTATTTCCCAAATATAATATTAAATGACCAAGAGATTCAGTTTGGATTTTGGTGTATTTTTCGTAATAAGAAAATTCTTTACTTGATACAATCTCCTCAACATCTTTAACATCAATAATTTCATTACACCAATTAAAAAATACATTTTCTTCTTTTGAAAGTTTGCCCGAATTTTCAAGAGCAATAAAAATTGATGACTTGTTTATTTTTTCTATTGTTGTGAAATCAGAATAATATTTTTCATCAAATAATTTATGAATACTACCATCTCTTTTTACAATATAAGAAGGTGTATAATCTTTCTTTTTTAATGATAAAATGTATTTATCAAAATTGCTTCTTAAAGAATCACAAATGATAATATATTTTTTCTCAGTCTCTGACTTTATAAAATTATCAATAGGATTAATTAGAATTTCTTTAAGCATCTATGCACAATCTTTTCATTACCCTTCCTGTTAGTGCAACATCCATTTCACAATAATTAACAATCTTTTGCAGATTCTTTTCTTTGTGAAATGTTGAACCAACCATTGACCCATCCATTGTATCTTTATGTGTTTCAAGACCTAAACAACTTGCAACAGCATCCAAAGAAACAAAATTTCTTGTATTCATTTGCCATAAAAGAAATATATCTTTAAATTTTGCTGATAATTCCCAAGGTTTCTTGTCAAAAATTCTAAAAATAGA